CTGATGGCAAGGTCGCCCCGGCGCGTCGCGAGCACCACTTGCAGGCGCTCGCCGCCGACCGCGAGGGCCACACCGCCGTGCTGGCCGCGCTGGCACCCGGGGTGGTCCCTCTCGCCGAGACGGGGCATTCGACGCAGCCCGCAGACGGTCCGGTGCCCAATGACCTGAGCTGGTTTGACTCCGCGCCCACCGCGCCGAGTTCGGAAGGGAAGGAATAGATCATGACCAACGAGAACGTGGGCGTCTACGAGCCCGGCCGCGATATCACCGGCCGCGCCACAGCTGCCGTCACCGGTAAGCGGTTCCTCAAGATCAGCGGCAACCGCACCGCCACCGGCAACATCGCCGTGGCGCCTGCTGATGCGGCGGGCCGGGTGTGCGGCGTCTCCAAGTACGACGCGGCCAGCGGCGACATTGTTGGTGTGGCGCGGGGCAATTCGCGTGTCACCTACGTGACCGCCGACGGCGCGCTCGCCGCATTCGATGAGGTCGAGGTCGGCACGGCCGGCAAGGCCAAGAAGTTCGCCAGCGGCGTCGCCGTTGGCTACGCACTGTCCGCGGCCACCGATGGCGCCGACGCCGAGATCAGCCTCTACTAGGAAAGGGCTACCCACCATGACAACATCTCCCGTCGCGTACCCGCTGGGTGCGCCGGTCATCAATGACAACAAGATCTCGGTCGACCTGGCATATAAGCAGCCCGGCCGGATCACCAAGCGGCTCTCGGACCTGACGCTGCAGAAGTTCATTGCCCCGGAACTGTTTTCGTCCTCGGGGGCGAGCACCACCGCCGGGGCGATCATCTACGACGTGATCCGCATCAACGAGCTGTACACCAAGAACGATGTGGAACAGCGCGGCCCGTCCGATGAGTACACGATCGTGCAGGGTGAGCGCACGCAGCCCGAGGTCGCCAAGTCCGAGGACTGGGGTGGCAAGTTCTGGATGTCCGATGAGGCGATCCGGCGCAACGACCGCGCCCAGATGGACCGCCTGACCACACAGCTGGCGAACACGCTGGTGCGCAAGATCAATCAGCGCACCGTGGCCGTGCTGGAGGCCGTGATCGCCAGTCTCGGCGGCGCGGGTGTCATCCCCGGACACGACTGGGGCAACGTCACCCTGACCGGCAACAACCCGACCCCGAACAACGCCCGGCCATTCGCCGACATCATCGCCGCGCAGCTGGCCGCCGATGTCGAGGAATTGGGCTACGTCTACAACGTGTGGGTCGTCAACCCCGTGCAGTACGCGGACCTGCGCATCGCCTACGGACCGGACTTGCCGCAGATCCTGGCCGACGCCGATATCTCGATGTTCCGGTCCAACCGCGTCGCCAATGGCAGCGCCTACGCGGGTGTACGCGGCGGTGTCGGGTTCCTGGACTACGAGCAGATGCTCTCGACCGAGACCTGGCGCGAGCCCAAGACCAAGCAGAACTGGGTCCAGTCTTCGGTGCTGCCGATCATGGGCGTCACTGACCCGTACGCGGTCAAGAAGGTGACCGGATTGAAGGGCGCCCCGTAATGCCCGAGGTCACAGAACATCGGGTGACTGCGGCGACATGGGAATACCTCACGCCCGCAGGCACTCGGCGGCGCGCGTTTTTCGGCGAGCTCGTCACGCTCACCGACGAAGAGGTCCAGCGCGGCCTCGCCGTCGGTGCACTCGGCGCCCCGCTGCCGGCCGAATCGCCCGAGCCCGAACGCGACTCGGCCGAGGCGGATGCCACCGATGACGGCGACACCGACAGCGGCGACGGTGGGGATGGCGATCCCAGCTCCACCGCAGGCGATTCCGGGAGCCCGAGCCAGACCACCGGTACCGAAGGTGATGCGCCCCGTAAGAAGCCGCTCAAGGCCGCGACCAAGGCCGTCCTGGTCGACTGGCTGATGGCCAACGGCACGTATGACCGTGACGAGCTGGAGGCACAGGAGAAGGACGACCTGTGGGCGCTGATCGAGGCCACGGACTAGTTTCGTGACCGACTTCCTTGACGTAGAGGCGTTCGCCGCCAGGTTCCGGCCGCTGTCGGCAGCTGAGAAACTGGTGGCGGCGCCTCTACTGACGGTCGTCTCCGATTGGATACGCGACAAGAAACCGGCCATTGCCGACGATGATCCGGCGGCCAAGGTGGTCACATTCGAGGTCACCCGAGACGCGCTGATGTATGGCGAGTTCGGCCCGGTCTCATCGTTCACCAAGACGGTGGGTCATCGCACCAAACAGGCTGCGATCGATCGTGAAGCCGTCGAGAAGTTCATCGCACGCCGCCACTACCGCATGCTCGGCCTGGCGCTACAGGCCAAGGCGCGCGGCCACTTCCCCAGGGGTGACTACTGATGGACACCCTGGGCGGGCAGCGGGTCGCGATCGTGTGGGATGTGCCGGTGCTCGACGGGCAGGGCGACCCGATCTTGGACGAGTACCGCAAGCCGCAAGTCACCGAACGCGTTGTGTGGGTCGATAACTGCCTGTTCGAGGTGCAGTCGACGGCCGAGGACAACCAGGCCATCACCACCACAACCACTGAGCAATCGTGGGCGTTCCTGCCGGTCATCGATGGTCACATACCTGCTGTTGACGGCAGTGGTGCCGCCGCGCCGGTCGCGGTCGCCGACATCCGATCGGCGCACCGGATTCGCCACCTGGACCGCGATCACAGCATGGTCGGTGACGCGGTGCTCGAATTCGACCTCGACGGCCGCGAAGATCATGTGTTCTGTACCTGCCAGCGCAGGGTCGGCTGATGGCCGCAGATCGCAGACCCAACCCACTGGTCGCGTTGGGTGTGCCGCAGTCCGAGATCGACAAGGCGATCCACATCTCGGCGCAAGCCAAAGCCGAGAAGGCGCGCGTCGGCAAGGAGATGGCCGCACACGCCAAGTCCATCTCGCCGGTCGATCACGGCGACTACGGCGCGGCGTGGAAAGTGCAGCAGGGCAAGGGCCGTGACGATGACACCAAGGTCATCAACGACAACTTCAAAGCCCACTGGATCGAGGACGGCACCGGGGGCACCAGCCCGACACCGGAGTTCGCCGTCGCGGCCCGCACCGCCATCGCGTTCGGCGGCACCGCCGCCGATGTCATCAACAGGCCCGACTGATGACCGTCGCGCTGCATGAGCAGATGCCCCCCAACGCGATCGTGATGATGCTCGCCCACCTCGCACCGCTGGGCCCCTGCGACATCGAACGCAAGCCCGACGATCCGCTGCCGTTCCGCCAAGTCAACATGATTGACGGCACCTACGACGCAAACCTGTTCTACTGCACCGCTGTCCTGTCGATCCACACCTTCGGCAAGACGATCACCGAGGCGCAGCGCGAGGGCATCAAGACCGATCAGCGGATCATGCGGCTCGGCGACGAGATCGTCGATGTGCCCATGCCCGATGGCACGGCCGCCAACGTCGACTACATCGACTTTCAGCAGCTCTCCACGCTGCGCGAATACAAGGCCGACAACGCCTTTCGCTTCAAGGCGATCTGCGAGCTCGGCCTGTCGTTCAACTGATCGTCGCGGTCCCCTGATCGCGTCGCGGCATCCGCCGCACCTCAATCGCCGGAACCCTTTCCGGTTCATCACCCATGGAAGGAGCGTCACATGACGCAACCCGAAACCGGCGCTGACTGGAGCGTCGGCGGATTCACCGACACCGATAGCCGTTTCGCTATCCGAGGCCCGCTCGTTGCCGTATTAGCGCGCGACTATCGCGGCGCGGCCACTGATATCAGCCCGCATCTCTTCAACCCGCTGGCCAAGGATGGCAAGCTGCGCGCGGACCTGTTCGCCCGCCGCAAGGTCGGCGGGTACTGGGTCAACAACCCCGAGCCCAACCAGGGGTGGCTGTTCCTCGGCGCCAACACCAAGACTGGCGGCCCCGAGCGTGAGCCGAACATTGATGTCAGCCCGCTGGAGATCTTGCAGTCGAATTACCCGATCGAGAAGGACATCACCAAGATCGAAAAGACGGTGAAGTTCACCCCGATCGAGACCTTGAACCCTGTCGTCAAGGCCCTGCGCAATAACGTTCCGCTGCAGGATGAGGACGGCAACCTGCTCGTGGCAGAACCGGGCCAAGGCGACTATTTCGTGGGCACCCCGCTGGAAGCCGATTTCGTTCCCCGCCAGCTGCTTTTGGTGCGCGCACGGTCCCGGGCCGGCGGCAAGCTGTACACCGTCGAACCCATCCCCCTGTGCAAGCTGACCAAGATCGGCGCGGCCAAGATGGACACGGAAGACGCCGACGCCAACGAGCTGGAGTTCTCGCTCGAACCTGACCCGTTCTTCCTGATCCCCGATCCGCGCAACCCGGGCATCCTGATTCCCGGCCTGGACGGCGAATGGGTCGGCGGCAAGGGCTGGACCACGATTCAGGGCGCCCCCAAGGTGTCTAACACCCCGCCGACGGTCACCCCCGGTGCCGCCGGTAAGGCCTCGATCGTATTCGCCGACCCCACGGGCGCTGGCGATCCGTTCACCTTCGCCGCCGAAAGCACCGTCGATGACGGGACCACCTGGCTGCCCGCCGAGCTCGATGGGCCCGCGGTCTCGTCCGGTGGCAACACCACGGTCAAGGTCAAGACGGTGGCAGCCGGTGCAACCAAGTTCCGCGTGAAGGTGACCGGCACCAACGGCGCTTCGGTCTACACCCCGAAGTCTGCCGCCGCGACCATCGCCTGATGAACCCTCACCTGGC